ATTAAAAAAAAGAATAATATTATGGACTTAAATAAGTTTATAATATTAATTATTTTTAAAACCAAGTTGGTTTAATAAATCAGTTAATCCAATATATTCAAACCCTAAATTTTTATAACAACTAATCATTTGTGATGCGATTGGATTACAATTTGAAGAACATAATAGATTACCAAAACCAAAACCGGTTTTTGCTTCTTGTTCTTGAAACCCAACTAATATAATTTTAACCTGTTTTCCAGATAATTGAGGTAATTCAGAATATTTCATAGGGACACCTAATATTTTTTCTCCGGCAGTTCCAGGAGTTGTCCAATTACGACTTTTAACTTCATATAAAAATTTATCACATTCTAAATCTGGTTCGTATGTCTTCTTTGATAATTTACTTTTATAAGAAGATTTTTTATTATATATATTATTACCCATTAAAAGTAAAACTTCTTTTACAACTTCTTCACCTAACTTAGTTGTCCATTGTTTAATTTCAATATTATTATTATAACCATAATATTTTCTTAATAATCCATTTGCCCATTCTTTTTCCATAGTTCTACTTTTATTTAATAAAACTTTATTTGATGTATTCACAATAGTTGAAGGAGTAATTCCGGTATAACACCATCGAATAACATCTTTATTATTTAATAATTTTAATCCGTTCATAATTAATATAATACAATAATTTATTTAAATTATGAATTTCAATTTTAAAAATAATTTATAAAATTAATTTTAAACTAAATATTGTTCATTAACTTCCATAATATCATTATTATCTTTTGTACGAATATTTTGATTACAAAGAGGACATGTTAATTTTTCATTAAACCATTCATATATACACTTACTATGAAAAATATGATTGCAATATAATTGACGACATTTTAATGTTCCATCAAAATTTTCTTGACAAATAACACATTCTTCATCTGAAGTATATTTTCTAAATGTTTTTTTAAATATCATTTTTTTAACTTTTTTATTAAGTGAATAATCTTTATATTTTTTACGTAAATGAGAACAACAAAACATAATACTTACTACGCTAATAAAAATTAATCCGGGAAACATTACTATATCTTATATTATTAATTTTCAAAATCAATTTTAATTTGTAGAACCGAAACCACCATTTCTATTTTTATTTGGATTAAGAAATTTATTAGAAACTTCTAATTTATTAAATGGTTTTAATGAAGGAACAACAAGTTGAAATAAACGAGTTCCTTTTTTAACTTCAAAATCAAAATCTTTAATATTATCAACAACTGCACAAATATTATCACGATAATATGCATCAATTAAACCGATTGAATTTGCCATACGTAATGGAGTTTTTACAATAGAACTTCTTGGTAATAAATAGTAAGAAATATTATATAAATCATTGTTATTTTTACATACAATTTCACAAGATATATCAAATTTTATTTTTTTGGTTTCTCCAGCTTTAATAATAATATCTTCTGAACAAAATAAATCTATTCCAGAATCTCCTTCATTATAATGGGAATGATTTTTATATAAATTTGCAATATCTTCATTATTTGGAACAACTCTTAAAATATATTCTTTCATTTTGAAATTATAATATAATTAAATAAATAAATTAAATTTTAAAAATGATTATTTATAAAAACATAAAGTATAATTTATGACGAATACTTATGTAAAATTTATCAAAGATATTGATGAAATGAATGATATAAATCGAGAAAATTATTTAAATTCAAAAACCAAAGAAAAATTAATAAAAAAAATTAAAACTTATAATAAAAAAAATCAAATAAAAGTATTTGGATTAATTAAAAAATCAAAACAAGAATTAATTAATTATATTATTAAAAATATACCGGAAAAAAGAGTTCGTTTTGATAATGTAGTTGAATTTAAACCGATAGGAGGAAGAACAGATAAAGAAAGAGATGAGAGAAAAAAAGATTTTTTAAAGTGGAAACTTATACGAAAATCACATAAAAATTTTCAAAAGATACATTATCGAGAACTTCCAACAGAAGAAGAATATATTAAAATAAAAAAGAATAATGAGAATAAAGATAATTTAAAAAAGAAAGTTCCAATGAATTTTATAAAAGATTTAACAGTTGAGGAAAAGAAAAGAACATTATATAAAAGAGAAAAATATATAAATCATAAAATCAAATATAAAATTACAAAACATACAAAATATATAACTGTTAAAACATATGAAAAATATAAAGGAATTAAAATTTCATCAACTAAAAAAAAATTTTATTATTCACAAGAAGAAAATATGGAATATAAAATAGAATATGAAATCAAAAAATATTTACATAATTTATTAAAAGATAAAGTAAGATATCAATAATTAAAATTGATTAATAAATAAATTATTAAAATTATTTATTAAAATGGGTTGTTGTTATGTATATGCATATGAATATGAATATGATGTAATACCAGACCATTTTAAAAATATTGTTATGGAAATGATTCCAGAATCAAATAAAAAATTTGAATGTGTAATTTGTTTAAATAATATAAAAGATGATATTAAAATTACAGATTGTGGTCATATTTTTCATAATAAATGTTTATATGAATGGGTTAAAATAAAGAATAAATGTCCTACATGTAGAATTTGTTTTGATTAATAATGTAAAATTATTTATAATATTAAAAAAATAAAATTAATTATGGACTTATATATTATATAATGTGTATATTTAAAGATTATAAAAATATATTTGGAGAACCAGGAAAAGGAGTTCATAGTTATCGTATAATGAATATTGCAATTGTAGATTTATTATTAACAATTATTGCAGCATATTTTATTGGAAGATATTTTAAAATAACATTTGTTAAATCATTCATATATTTATTTATATTATCAATAATATTACATTTTTTATTTTGTGTGAATACAACAATTACTAAAATAATTTTTGGATTATTAAATTAAAAATAAAATTGATTTATTTTTAAAATTAAATTAATTATAAAAATGTTTGCTATAATTTTTGTAGTATTATTTGTATCCGGTTATCTTTTAATGGGACAATTTATTTCATATAATCAAATCCGTTCATTATAAACTAAAATTGATTAATATTATATTTATAATTTGAATATATTTTAAATATTAACATATATAAAATATAAGATGAATATTAAACAACGAATTAATTATACACAACAAATCGCAAGAACAACACCAGAAGAAGAACTAATATTAAGAGAGATTGATTTCTCAAATATAAAACTGGATGATATTTCTGATTTTTTTAAAAATAAAATTAAAGAAAATTATTTATTTAATAATATTTTAAATTTTGGAACATCTCCTTCATTTTTTATAAATGAATTGAGAAAATATTATATAAAAAATTTAAAAACAATAAAAGATAAATTAGATTTTCTTTTCATTTTATTATTAGAAAGTTGTCATGATGAAATTAAAAATCGAAATAAATTAAGAATAATGGAATGTGTAATTGAAAGAATATTTAAAAAAAATCAATTAGTTATATCACATATTATTCCAGAAGAAGATGAATTAATTTATAATATATTCATGAAAGCAACAAGTAAAATAGAAGAAATAGATGAAGACAACGATGAAGGAATAGATGAAGATATAGATAATTATTTCGATAATGAATTTATTCTTCCAAGTGAATCAGAAGATGAAAATAACAATGAAGATTTAATTACAATGGAAGAAGCAATGAAAGATAGAAATACATATCATATGCATGAATTCAAATTAAACATTGATTATTATGATAAATTATATTATTATTCAGATACAACTGAATATAATTTACAGTTTAATATTGAAGCAAAATTAAATGTATTTTATATGAGCCAAAATATAGAAACATATTTAAATAACAATGAAGAATTATTTAATTATTTTGAGAATACATTTGAGATGATGAGAATTGAACAAATGCAAATGTTTGAGGAAGATGAAGAAGAAAGTGTTATTTTATATGCACAAGATTTTCAACAAACAGATAAACATATTAGAGAAGATATTGAAGATATAAAATTAGTAAATAATTTTTAAAAGATTTAATATAATTTAAAAAAATTATATTAAATACTGGACTTATTTTTTGTATAAATAAACTCTTTTACTATTTTTTTGATTTTATCTGGATTATCAATATGAAGATATACTTTATCTAATATATTATTATACATTTTTATCTCATATGGTGATATATTATAATATTTTTTTAATATAGTTAAGTATATATCTATTACTGAAATATAATCAAGTGTTTTTTGTATTTTTGGTAATTCTGTTTTTATTAAATTTTTTAAATCTTTATTTTTAAAAAACTCATCAATAGAAGTATCTTCTTTAATATTATCAATAAATTGTATAATCGGTTTTAATAATTTATATCCAACTTTATATTTGCCTTTATTATCTCCAAACTTAAATATATTATGTTTATTATTATATAAAAGATATAACATTAATATTTTTATAAGTTCATCATCATTTAAAGAATATTTTCTAGCATCCATTTTAAGAAAATTTAATAATAGTTTTTCTGTTTTTCTTATATTTGTTTTTGCCAATAATGTAGTAATATCCTTTTGACGAATAGCATCACCAAAATCAATTAAACGATATTTATTATTTTTCTCATCATATAAAATATTTGATGTAATAATATTTCTATGAAATAATTTTTTTTCGTGTAATAAATCAATTGATTTTAACATTTGTTTTAAGAAAACTTTTTTAAAATGTGTAATTGTTATATTATTATCTTTTATTAATTTAATATATTTTTTTGAGTCCATTGCAATACCATGATATTTTGAAATAATATTATATTTCTTTTTATTATATGGACAACTACTTACAAAAGATACAAAATGATTTTCATCTTTATCAATTCTTTTAATAAATTTTAATATTTCTAATTCACGTAATGCAAAAAAATTAGGTTGAATTTTAGATACATATCCTTCTTTTCTCATAAAAGTCTGACATGATTTATTTGGTGTATATACTTTACTAGAACTACTACTAATTTTTTTATCAATCTTTAATAAATTATACAAAAAATTCATTATATATTTTTATAAAATATTTTTATTTTAATAATATTTTATATTTCAATTAATCACTCACCTTCATTAGAATATTCTATACTTTTAGTATTGCCTTCTACTTGAAATTTTGGTGGTACATAAGTTCGAATTAAATATTCATTATATAAATACTTATTTTCATTCTTAAATTCAAAAATAAATTCATCTGGTAAATACCTTGCATTTGTGTAGCAATTAAAAAATC